CCCCTGCCCGCCGTGTTACTGCGCGCCCATGTCCGCAGCTTCGCCGCCGCCGCCCCCTGCCGCCACCGCACCCGCCACCGCCACCACCGCCGCCACCCTCACGGCCACTGCCCGTGCCCTTGGCCTCTCCCGCGAACGCCTCTCCCGCCTGCGCGCCAACTGCCCCCCCCTCCAAGGCCCCCGCCCCTACTCCCCCCCCGCCGTCACCGCCTGGCTAGACCGACACCACCCCGAGTGGCGCGCCCGCTCCGCCGTGCAAGTCGGGGCGCAAGGGGCAGGCGGCAAAAACAGCCCAGCCAAAGGCAAAAAAGGCACAGTGGCCGAACGCATCGCCGAAGCCCGCGCCCGCAAACTCACCGCCGATGCCGCCCTCGCCGAGATCGAGCTCGCCCTACGCCGCCGCGAAGCCTGGCCAGCCCCCCTTGTGCGCGCCCGCTGGGCTGCCCTCGCCAGCGCCCTGCGCGCCCGCCTCGAAGCCCTCTGCATTACCGAACTCCCCGCCCGCCTAGGCGGAGCCCCCGCCGCCGAACTCGCCACTGCCTACCGCGCAGGCCTGCACACCCTCCTTGCCGACTTCTCCGCCGAAACCTTCGTCGCCCAAATCCTCACCGACCAACGCGCAGAAGAGAACCGCCGCCGCCGCGCCACCCCATGAACCCCGCCCCCTGCGAAAGTGCCGCCATCACCACCGAGCTAGCCACCCTCACCGCCCGCTCCCTCCGCCCCGCCGACGCCCGCCCCATAGAAGACTGGGCGGCGCAACACCTCGAAGTCGGCGGCTGGTCCCCCTACCCAGGCCGCTTCAGTGCCGCCCACACCCCGTGGATCGTCGAGCCCCTTGCCGCCTTCCGCCGCCCCACCAGCGAAGTCTGGCGCATCACCCTCATGGCTGCCGCCGCCGGCGGCAAAAGCACCGTCGCCGAACTCTGCCTACTCTGGCTCATCGCCGAAGCCCCCGGCTTTGCCGCCTGGTTCGCCCACCACGAGACTGCCGCCAAAGAATTTTCCCGCACCCGCATACAACGCGTCCTCCAAGCCTGCGCCCCCGTGCGCGCCTACCTCGACCTCATCGACCGCCACAGCAAGACCACCCTCGGCGTGCATTTCCCGCACATGGACCTCCTCATCCTCCCTGCCAACGAAGGCGCGGCCCAGTCCAAGCACCTCCGCTACCTCTTCCTGGATGAGACCTGGCAATACGCCCCCGGCATGCTCGGCCAGATCCACAAACGCACCACCCGCTACGCCCACAACCGCAAAGTGGTCGAACTCTCCACCGGCTCCATCCTCGACGACGAGACCGCCAAAGCCTTTGCCCTCGGCACCCGCCGCGAGTGGCAATTTGTCTGCCCCGCCTGCCAGCTCCCCCACGCCCCCGCCTGGGCCAACGTCACCTGGAGCCCCGAAGCGCGCCGCAGCGAACACGAATGGGACCTCAAGAAAGCCCAAGCCAGCGTTACCTACTCCTGCCCCCACTGCGGCACCGCCCACCCCCCCACCGAAGCCGCAGGCTGGGCGCTCAACCGCGCAGGCCACTACACCGCCCCCGCCCCCGATGCCGCCCTCGGCCACGAAAGCTACCACTGGAACGCCCTCGCCAGCTCCTACTCCCAACTCCCCGAAATGGTAGGCGAATTTCTCGAAGCCCGCGCCGCCATCCGCAGAGGCACGGTGGAACTCCACCGCGAGTTTGTGCAAAAACGCCTCGCCCAAGCCTGGGGGCCGCCCCCGCCCGAAGAACAATGCGCCCGCGTGCAAAGCGACTACGCCCTCGCCGACCCCTGGCCTGAAGCCCCCGACGCCATTGCCATCCTCACCGCCGACGTGCAATTCACCCATTTTTGGTGCCTCATCCGCCTCTGGAGCAAAGGCCGCTCCCGCCTCCGCTGGGCAGGCCGCGTGGATGACTGGCAATCCGTGCGCGACCTCCAACTCGCCCACGCCATCCCCGCCGACCTCGTGCTGGTGGACAGCACCCACTTTACCGACCGCGTTTACCGCGAATGCTGCCGCTGGGGCTGGCACGCCCTGCGAGGCGTCAAAGCCCCCGGAGGCTTCGTTATCGAGCGCCGAGGTGATAAACGCCCCGTGCGCGTCATGGCCCGCAAAGCCGAAGGCAACGGCACCCCCGCGCAACTCGCCCCCGGCAGCGCCCTCCGCTCCTGCCAAGTCTTCGCCGTCTCCGAAGACCTCACCAGCCAAGCCCTCGCCCACTACCGCGCGGGGGGCGACCCCGCCGCCTGGAGCATCGCCGCCGATACCCCCGCCGAATACCTTGCCCAACTAGCCGCCCGCCAACGCTTCGCCCGCAAACACCCCCGCACCGGCCAAACCCTCTGGGAATGGCGCACCATCGGCAAACAAGGAGAGCACCTCTGGGACTGCGAACGCTACAACCTCGCCGCCGCCCAGCTAGGCCGCTTCCTCGCTGCCGAGCCTGCGGGCAAAACGCCCACCGCCGCCCCCACCGAAGACGAAGCATGAGCACCGCCGCCGCCGCCCCCCTTGCACCCGCCAAGCCCGAGCCCTACCTCACCCCCAAAGAGGTGCAGGCGCGCATGGAAGAGCATAACGTCTACCGCATCGTCCCCTACTGGCGGCGAGCTATGCGCGCCTGCCCCGCGTCCATCCGGCGAGGCCGCTACGTGCGCTTCACCGCCCTCTGGGAATGGTGGCTACTCAACCCCGATTGGGTGGACCGCCCCCGCCGCCGCGAACGCCAGCAAGGCTGCGCCCCCTGCACCAAAGCCACCTGAGCGCGGGCAGGGCAAAGCGGATAGGGTAGGGAAGGGGGGCGATTTGCACGCTTTGGCTCCCCCATGCTCCCCATTGCCCGCCTAGTTTAGGCGCGCCCCCCCGCTCACGGCCCCACCCTCTGCGCGTGGCCCACACCCGCGCACAACTCGCTGAACACCTCCGCCGCCTCTACCGCCTAGGCGGGGCCGACCCCGTTACGCGCCAAGCCTGGCTCGATACCCAAGCCGAGCAGATCCTTGCCGCCGACCTCGAAGAAGGCGCGGGAGGCCGCATCGCCGCCACCTCTGCCCACGGAGCCAGCGTCAGCTTCGCCCAGCCCCCCAGCGCCGCCGCCCAGCACGCCCTTGGCCTCATCGCCGCCCTGCGCCCCTACGCCGATGCGCCCAGCCTCCCCGCCGCCATCGCCCTCCTCCCCCCGCGCGTCACCGCCACCCGCCCTGATTTCTCCGGCCTGACCAACTAATCCGCACCCGATGAAGCGCCCCGGCCTCCTCACCCGCCTCTTTGCCAAGCCCACCCCGGAGCAGCCGAGCAAACCCGCGCCCTCCGCCGCCTCCGGCCTTGAAGTTGTGGTGGCAGGAGCCACCCCCGCCCACAGCGCGCAGCTGCTGGCCGCCGTCCAAGGCACCACCGCAGAACGCGTCCTCGGCACCTACGAAGCCGCCCAATGGAGCCACAACCGCTCCTGGCAACTCGGCCTCGTGCAAGACCCCGACCAAGACCTCACCGAAGCTATCCGCCTCGAAGTCCTTCGCCGCGCCCGCTTTCAAGAGAAAAACAGCCCCATCTTCCAACGCGTCCTTGACCTACTGGAGGTCAACGTAGTCGGCACCGGCCTGCTACCCACCCCCACCACCAGCGCCCCCGAGTTCAACCGCCAGGCCAAAGCCTTTTTCGATACCTGGGCACGCCGCGCCGCGCTCGATAACCGCGAGACCTTCTCCGGCCTCCAAGCCCTCATCGTCCGCGCCATGGCCGTTGACGGCGAAATCTTCGCCCACCTCGCCACCGACGACTGGGGCGAGCCCAAAGTGCAACTCATCGAAAGCCACCGCATCGCCCCCGCCACTGCGGACACCCGCTGGTGCCCCAGCGGCATCCTCTGCGACGACTACGGACGCGCCACCGCCTACTACCTCAAAGGGCCAGACGGCACCAGCACGCCCATCCCCGCACACCACATGGTCCACTTTGCCGAGCCTGGCCGCACCGGCCAACAGCGAGGCCTCTCCCTCTTCCACGCCTGCCTCACCACCCTGCAAGACCTGCATGAGCTCCAGACGCTGGAAATGCTCTGCGCCAAAAGCGCCGCCCTCCACGCCTTTGTTTTCAAACGCCGCAGCGGCGAAGCCGAGCCCGAAGGCGGAGCCGATACCTACGGCGAACTCACCGCCCGCGCCGCCGCGCTGGCCGCCGCAGGCTACACCCCCGAACGCGCCGCCCAGCTACGCCAAGCAGTCGGCGGCCAGACCGTCTTCTTGAACGAAGGGGAAGACTTCACCCAGACCGAGAACGACCGCCCCAGCGCCGCCATGCGCGAATTCTGGGAATACCTCGTCAGCCTCGTAGCCCGCTCCGTCGGCCTCACCCGCGCCGCCCTGCACGACTACGAAGGCTGGAGCGGGCCCGCCCTGCGTGGGGCCATCGTCGCCGACAACCGCTTTTACCAAGTCCGCACCACCGCGCTCACCGACCGCCTCCAAGTCATCTACGAACACGTCCTCGGCTGGGGCGTAGCCAACGGCAAGATTACCGCCCCCGCCCCGACCGACTGGCGCGCCACCCGCTGGCACGCCCCCCGCCGCCCCACCATCGACGTAGGCCGAGACAGCGCCGCCCTGCTCAACGAGCTGAAAGCAGGCGTGCGCACCCTCCGCGACGTGCAAGGCGAGATGGGCCTCGATTACCGCGAAGTCATCACCCAGCGCCTCGAAGAGATCGCCCACATCCGCGCCGAAGCCACCCGCCTCGGCCTGCCCCCCGAAGCCATTGCCGAAATGCTTGGCCAAGCCCCCTCGCCCGTGGCCCCCGCCACCGCTCAACCCCAGCCCCCCGCCACCACGCCCTGAGCCATGCCTGCCGCCCCCGCACAGCCCATCCGCGCCTACGCCGCCCCCGCCGCCCTCAACCTTGCCGAAGAGCAAGGCGCAGACCTGCCCACCGAGATCCTTTACCTCCCTGCAGGCACCAGCCGCATTCACGCAGGCAGCGACACCGAAGCAGGCTTCCACGGAGACGTGACGGTGGATGCCGCCGTAGCGGCGAGACTCCAAGCCGCCCTCCTCGCCCTCCGCGCCGCCCGCCACCGCGCCTGGATCGATGCCGACCACAGCAACGGCGCCGCCCTGGGCGACGTGCGCGAGCTCCGCTGGCAAGAAGGCCTCGGCATCCTTGCCCGCGTGGACTGGACGCCCGCCGGCGAACGCGCCCTGCGCGAAAAAGCCTACGCCAGCTTCTCCCCTGCCTTCCTGCTTGACCGCGCCAGCTCCCGCCCCAGCGGCCTCGTCCACGGAGAAGCCGTGGGAGCCCTCGTCAACGCCCCCGCCTTTGGTGCGCGCCTGCAAATCATCGCCGCCGCCGCCGCCCCTCAGCCACCCATAAACCAACCCGCCACAGCCACCCAACCCGCTATGAATAAAATCGCAGAAGCCCTCGGCCTTTCCGCCGAATCCACCGAAGAGCAAATCATTGCCGCCATCGCCGCCCTCAAAGACGGCGCGAAGAAAGAAGAAATCACCGCCGCCCTCGCCAAAGCCAAAGCTGAAGCCGAAGCCGCCAAAGTCGAAGCCACCCGCGCCAAGCAGGAAGCCGACACCCTGCGCATCGCCGCCACCGCCCGCGCCACCAGCGAACCCGGCCTCCTGGAAAACCTCAAAGCCTACGCCAAAGCCGAACCCACCACCCGCCGCCGCATCCTCGCCAGCTCCCGCCTCCGCCAAGACCTGAAAGCCTCCGGCGAAGGCATGAAGATCCTTGCCGCCAACAGCCTCGGCACCCTCGTCGGCGACCTCGTGCTCCAGAGCGCCCTCCCGCTCCTCAAGCTCCAGTTCCCCATCCTCGGCCACATCTCCACGGATTTCTCCGACGCCAGCGTGCAGTTTGGGCAGATCATCAAGAGCCGCATCCGCTCCATCCCCACCGTAGTGGACTACAACACCACCACCGGCTACGCCACCAGCGACGCCGCCACTGTGGACGTGCCCGTGACGATCGACGCCCACAAAGCCGTGCAGATCGCCTTCAACGCCAACGAGACCGCCAGCACCAACCGCGACCTCTTTGGCGAGCAGGTCGAGGGCATCAGCTACGCCCTCGGCAAAGCCCTCGTCGATGCGCTCTATGCCAACATCACTGCGGCCAACTTCACCGCCACCGCTACCACCATCGCAGTCGGCAGCATGGACCGCAAGACCATGGTCAAACTCGCCAAAGCCCTCACCGGACGCGGCGTGCCGCTACTCAACCGCTTCTGCCTGCTCAACCAAGACTACTACGAGGCACTGGCCAACGATGCCACCATCCTGAACCTCGCCGCCCACCAGAAACCCGAGCTCATCACCGGCTACCAACTGCCGCCGATTGCCACCCTCACCCCCATTGAGGCCCCCAACCTCATCACCACGGGCAACCTCACCGGCTTTGCTGGCACGCCCGATGCGCTCGTCGTCGCCACCCGCCTGCCCAACGACTACACCATCGCCCTCCCCGGCGCCAGCAATGGCAGCATCTCCACCATCACCAACGCAGACACCGGCATCAGCTTGGCCGTTACGCAGTTTGTGGACCACACCCTAGGCCGCGCCGTCTGGCGTGCCGCCCTCATGTATGGCACCGCCAAAGGCCAGATACAGAGCGGCCAACGCCTCACCAGCGCCTAAGCCTGAGCGCTTCACCACCTGCCGCGCCCCCCATGCCCACCGCCGCCCAAACTGCCCTTGCCCGAGGCCACGCCCTGCTCTTTGCGAGCCACGGCGAAGCCGCGACATGGGCAGTTACTGGCGGCACAGCCACCGTGCAAGGTGTGCGGCAGGTGCAAAGCCAACCCGGCCTCGAAGGGCGAGGCCCCATGGAGGAGACCACCTTTATCGTGCGCCGGGCCGACCTCCCCGCCCCCCTCCCTGCCCTTGGCGAGCCTATACACCTCGCCGGCATCGAACACCGCCTTGCCGCCCTCCGCCCCGGCCAGATGCCCGGCACCCTGGCCCTTATCCTTGAAGAGCCCCTGCGATGATTTCCGCCACCGTAGATCCCGCCACCCTGCAAGAGCTCGCCGCCCTCCAGCGCACCCTCGCCCTCTACGGCACCGTCTCCAAACGCTCCGCCATCGAGACCGCGCACAAAAAAGCTGACGACCTCCGCATCCAGCTCTTTCGCGGCTACTATGGCCGCCGCATGAAAGGCTCCCGCAAAGGAGCCAAGACCAGCCGAGGCGTCGCCTTCATCGAAATGCGCGCCCGCGCCCGCGCAGGCAAAGGCACAAAACTGCGCGAAGGCCGCACCCTCAGCCCCTCAGCCCCGCTCACCGACAAAAAAGGCCGCACCCTCAGCACCCACCAACGCCTCCTCTGGAGCGAACTTGCCGCCCGCCAGGCAGGCCAAGGCGTGCTCGGCGTCGCCTTCCTCCTGCGCCGCTGGCGATCCAACAGCCAAGGCCGCACCCTCCGCCGCAACTACACCGCCCGCATGGATACCACCCTGCTCGCAGCCGTGTATCAACAGCACGACCGCCAGCATAAGAAAGTTCTGGGCGAAGTGCGCCTCACCACCACCGGAGCCGAGCTCTCCGGCTTCATCGAAGGCCACCAGCAACTCACCCAACGCTACGGCATCCTCCCCGCCGCCCTGCGCAGCGTCCGCACCGATACCGAGACCTACCTGCGCCGCAAACTCAGCGCCGACCTGACCGGGGCCACCCGCGCCAGCGGCCTGCGCGCCGCCGCCTGAGCACGGCCCCCCCCGCCACACACCACCCGCCATGGCCCCCCTCACCACCCCCCACGCCCTCCGCCAGCTCCGCCCCCACCTGCGCGACCGCCTGCTTGCCGCCCCCGACCTCGCTGGCCTGCCCGTCCTACTCGATGACCTCCCTGCCGGAGCCCCCGCCCCCCTGCTCGAAGACGCCCTGCGCGAGCACGGCGTGTGCATCAGCATCCCGCCCCTCCTCAGCCTCAGCCTACCCGCGCCCCTGAAGACGCCCCACCTCTTTGGCGTGGAGGCGGAGCTAACCATCCACCTCCGCACCGCGCCCGCCACCCGCGCCCGCCTCGCCGCACCCGCGCAACCCGCCCCCGTAGAAGACCTCGTGGAAGCACTCCTCCGCGCCGGAGCCGGGGCCACCCCCTCACCGGGCAGCGTGCACGGCCTCTTCCAACCCGCCGCCGAAGCCGCGCAACTCCTCATTGAGGATGCAGGCTGCATCACCTACGCGGTGCGCTTTACCGCCCGCCTCACCCTCTCCTCTGCGCCCACCACCGCCCCCCTTCCCAACCCGTAACCCGCCACCCACCGCACCCACCCACCCGCCATGCCACAATCCATCCTTGTAGGAAACCACCTCTATTTCGCCCGCGAAGGCACCGTCGTCGACACCCTGACCGTAGGGCGCGAAGCCAAGCCCGACAACAGCCCCACCACCAACTGGACCAGCGTCGGCCTCGTAAGCTCCGCCACCGTGGAGACCAGCCAGAACGACATCGACATCTTCAAACCCTCGCCTGGCCGCCTGCGGCTCTACGACGTGCTTGAGGGCAAGCGAGACATGTCCATCACCTGCACCATCGAAGAGGCGAGCCCCCTTATGTGGGAGCTCCTCTTTGGCTCGCAGCCGATCCCGTCCACTGGGCTAGGCGCAGGCGTCTTTGCCCCCCTCTCTCGCACTGGGAAAGTGAAAGGCTGGTTTAAGTTCCAGCAATACAACCAAGCCGACCAACTGATCAGCGTGGTGGATGTATACTGTGTGGCGGATATAGACGGAGCGGTGGAGTTTGGCGGCGACCAATCGGCGGTCATCACCTTTAGCCTGAAACTGCGCGTGCTCTCCAGTCCGCTAGAGAGCGGCCAACTCAGCAACCTCGCGTAAGCGCCACCCAGCGCCGCCTAACCCAAGGAACAACCGCCCATGCCTACCGAGCCCCCCCTGCCGATTTTAACGCCCGCCTATCTGGCCCCCGCGCCGACTGTATTGCCGCCGTATTTAGGCGGCACGGTGCCCACGGGCACGGGAGAAGCGCAAGCCCTCCCGCAACCGGCAGGCCCGCAAACGCTCCCTGCGCAGCCGATCACTCCCGCCGCTACAGGCACGCCCATGTCGCCCTACATCAGCGCCGCCGACCTGGCCCCGCTGTTCGACGGCACGGGCGGGTGGGTGGATACCGCCGTAAACCTCACCGGCTACATCCAGCCGGACGGTCATAACGCACTTAACCCCGTAATGGTTCCGTATGGGACCGACGGGGACTTTGTGCCTTTGATAAATTTCTACGGCACCAGCCCCTATGGCGCGTTTTTCAACGAATCTGGCGTAGCTTACCAAGCTATTGATGCCACACATGCCGCCGATGCCAATTACGCGATGAACGCTACCTACGCGAGCAGTCTAGTGACCGGGCAGATTAACCAGGAGTTTTCTTTCCAGCCCGGTGGCCAGTACAGTCAGGAAGCGTGGCACACCGAGGTAGGCATCTCCGCCATGGGCACGATCCAGGCGGCCAATTTTACGGATGGCGGGCTAAATTGGTTCGGTAGCCTGTTCGACGGCACGGGGGGAAACGTAGCCAACGCCACCAACCTCACCGGCACGATCCAGCCGGACGGGTTTAATGCAGCTAGTTCGGTGGCGGCCCCGCATAAAGATTACCAAGGTTATACAATCTTCGCGCCGCTGTTCGGGACTAATCCTTGGTCTGGATATGGAGAAATAGGCTTTGGCGTTTTTTTCGACGAAAATGGATATGCTAACTACGCCCGAAAAGCCTATGAGGCCATGCATGCAAGCGGAAATGCGATCTCTGGCTTTTTTTCCGGTCAGCACCAACAGCAACCCGCCATAGCCGACGCGACGGACACCGCCGACGTCATCACGCGAGTAAACGAAATCCTCGCCGCGCTGAGGCACTGGACCCTCATCAACACCTAAGCACCGCGCAGCCGCGCCCGTAACCCTTTCCGTCCGTAACCAAAACCTAAAACCAAAACTACCATGTCCGACACCACCCAAACCGCCACCACTGGCACCACAACGCCCGCCAATCCCATCCAAGACATCCTCACGGCTAATGCCGCGACGATCCGCAAGACTCAGTTTTGCCAGCAAGTGCGTATGGCCCAATCGGCCCCCGCGCAGATCGCCGCCATGCAGCAGCGCAACGCCCAAGTCGTCGCCCAGCTCAAGGCCCGCATCGCCGTGCCTGACGTCATTGCCGACCTCGGCACCGATCACGCCGCCATCGCCGCCGCCGTCGCCGCGCTCTGAGCACGATGAGAACCCTTCGCGCCACCCAGGCCTTAGCTGCCCTCGCCTTGCTGGCATTGCTGGCTATGGCCTCCGGCTGCGCGACTCATCGCCAGCCCGCCCCGCCCCGCCCGCTCCCGGCCTCTGGCCCCATCATCGAGGGCCAGAGCACCAAAGACGCCACCATCACCACCGCCGCCGCCGCCATCGACGAGATCACCCCCGAGGCCAAGCCCCATACCGACGCCCAGCGCGCCGCCATCGCCGCCGCCCCCGCCGCCGACGTGGCCCGCCTCGACGCCGAATGGCGCGCCACCCTCGCCAACCGCGACGCCCACATTGCCGACCTCACTAAGCGCCTCGCCGCTGCCCTCGATGCCACCGACCGCGTCATCCGCCTCGGTGGCTACTCCGCCTCCGCCCTCCTCATCGCCGCCGGGGTCGCCTCGTTTTTCCTCGCCGCCCAGCTCGCATTCCTCGGCCCCCGCGTAGCCTTCGCCCTGATCGCCGCAGGTGGCAGCATCTTTGCCATGCTCCAAGCCTACGACTTCACCAAGGCCCACCCGTGGATCACCGCCCTCGCCGGACTGTGCCTGTTCGCGGCCGCAATCCTCGCCTACGCCAACTACCTAAACGACCGGTCATCCCGCACCCATGCCGCCTGACTCCTCCGCCCCACAACTCCTCCCCCCCTCCTGCGCCAGCCACGCCACGCGGCTGACTCTGCTGGAAGAGCAAATCCATGCCGACCGCGCCGAACGCCAAAACTTTCGGCTAGAGCTACGCGGCACCCTCGCCCGCATCGAAGAGCAGGCGGTTAAAACCAATGGCCGCGTCAACCGCCTTGAACACTGGCGCATCTTCCTCACCGGAGGCTTCGCCGCCCTCTGCCTCCCTGCCGCCACCAAAATCGCCCAACTCCTCTCCATCCCCTAGCCTACCACGCCGCGCCGCCCCCACCATGCCCACCGCCACCCCCCCCGCTGACGCCACCCAGCGCCTACTCCTCGCCACCGCCACCGTCGCCCTCGCCCTAGCCGACGGCACCCCCGCCACTGCCACCGTCAAACGCCTCACCATCCGCCAACTCTACACCTTCGCCCGCCACCTCGGCGCCATGGAAGGCCCCGAACTCGTAGCCCTCTGCACCGGCCACCCCCCAGAGTGGTGCGATACCCTCACCCCCGCCTCCTACGCAGACCTCCACAAAGCCTGCCTAGAGCTAAATTTTACCAACGCCGCCAAAATCGCCGAAGGCGATCCGCGCATGGCGGCGCAAGTCCTCCCCTTCCTCCAGGATGCGCGCCTGGTGGCGATCCTCGGCGGAGCAGCCGAGACGACTCTAGCCCAGACAGCCTCGCTTGGCACGACTGGCCACCCCTCCTCGCCCGCGCCTGCGCCCTCGGCCTCTGCGGAGGCGATTGGGAACGCCTCCTCGACCTGACCCCCGAACGCTTCTTTGCCACCCTCCGCGCCCACGAAACCCTCCGCCTAGAAACCCAGCGCACCGCCCTCGTGATCGCCACCCACGCACAAGCCACCCCCCCGCATGTGCGCAAGCTAGACCGCCTGCTCGAAAAAGGCATAGCCACCCTGCGCGAGGCAGAAAACTACTCCTCCTCCCTCTGACAGGCCTCCTCTATCCGCGCCACCACCGCCACCAGCAAGCCCCACCCGCTTAGCAAAAGCACCCCCAGCACCGGCAGCCCCCCAAACACCAGCAGACACGCCACCGCCAAGCAGGCCCACCCGCTACCCACCAACAGGCACTCTAAAGCAAACTTCATACGTCCACCATGACCACGGCCCAAGTTAATGTAAAGATCGGCACGGACGTAGAACTGAGCGCCCTACGCAGCATGGAGGCCGCCCTGCAAAAACAGGTGGTCGGCCTGCGCGCCCTCGGTAAAGCAGGCGACGAGCTAAAAAACATCGAGCGCAACCTCGCCGCCGTGCAAACCCGCATCCAGACCCTCGGGCCTGGCTCGCGCCTCAACTCCACCCTCGGCGACTTCTTCAAACAACTCCCCCTCGTCGGCGGGGCGATGAACGTCTTTAACGGCTCCGCTGCCGCCATGGGCACGGCACTCACCCTCCTCACCGGTGCCGTCCAGCAAACCTTTGCCGCCATGGCCGATGCCAGCGCCCTGGTCGAGACCGCCAACCAACTCGGCCTCACCTCCACCGCCGTACAGTCCCTCGGTGCCCACTTTGGCGACGCCGGCATCAAAGCCGAACAATGGCAAGCCGTCAGCCTCAAGCTCAGCCAGAGCCTAGCCCAGGCCGCCGCCGGTTCCCAGCCCCTCCAGGACGCCTTCGCCGCCCTCGGCCTCGACATCGCCGCCCTCCGCGCCCTCCGCCCCGATGAAGCCCTCGCCGCCATAGGCCGCGCCCTCGCCGCCACCGACGGCAGCGCCGCCGCCACCGCCGCCAGCTACCAACTCCTCGGCGAACAAGTAGGCCGCCTTAAAAACAGCCTCATCGACCTAGGCCAAAAAGGCGTCGGCGAAGTCGAGCGCTCCATGCTCGCCGCCGGCCGCGCCACCGAAGACCACCTCAACAAACGCCTCGAAGAAGCCCAGCGCCGCTGGGATGCCCTCATGCAGCGGGTCAAAAACACCCGCAACAAAATCGCCGCCTTCGCCGTGGATGAAGTCGAACGCCTCAGCGGTGGCCGAAAAAAAGAACGCCTCCAAGTCACCCCCGCCTTTGAAGCCAGCCTAGATAAACTCGTCACGCCCACCACCCTTGCCGATCTGGCCAAAGCCCGCGCCACCCTGGCAGACATACGCCACTACGCCCTCGACCTCGACAAGCAACCCGTCGCCACCTCCCTCCTCGCGCTGGCCGACACCCGCCTAAACATCGCCGAACGCCGCCTGCGCGCCGCCCAAGCCAAAACCGAAAGCGAAGCCACCGGTGCCGCCCTCGCCGCCGCCCAGGATGCCGACATAGCGCAACAAGAAAGCGACCTCGCCGCCGCCCGCTACGCCGCCCGCCAAAAAGCGCAAAAAGACGCCGCTGTGGAAGAAACCCGCGCTGGTGAACGCAACGCCGCCCTCCTCGCCCAGATCGCCGATCGCGAACTCGCCGCCCTCCCCGTCGACGCCCAACGCGCCGCCCTCGATGCCCGCCGCGCAGAAGTGGCCACCGCCATCGCCGCCGGCCTGGACGACCAAGCCACAAGCGCCGAAACCCTCCTCCGCCTCCGCCTCGAAGAACTCACCCTCTCGGAAAAAATAGCCGCCCTCGATCGCCAAAAAGCCGATGCCGCCGAACGCGCCGCCGAACACACCGCCGAACGCGCCCTCTCGCAAAAACTCGCCGCCAACGCCGCCCGCCTCGCCAAGATCGAAGCCGACCCCCTTGCCCTAAACGCCACCAAAGACGCCGCCCGCCTCTCCACCCTCCTCCAGCAAAACCACGCCATCGCCGAACGCATCGCCCTCCTCGAACGCGAACAAGCCCTCACCCCCGACCCCACCCGCCAAGACCAGCTCGACGCCCTCCGCACCCAACAAGCAGGCAACGACAACCAAATCGACACCCTCAACGCCCCCCCCACCATCACCCAAGGAGCCCTGGCAGGCGTGGTGGGCTACCTCAACAGCATCCCCACCGCCGCCCAGCGCGCCCAAGCCTCCCTCCTCAGCGTCGCCCAAGCCATGGAACAAGGCATCGGCACCTCCCTGCGTGGCCTCCTCGACGGCACCCTGCAATGGGGCGATGCCCTCGCCAACATCGCCAACAGCATCGTCAACGCCATCATCAACTCCTTTGTCGGCATGGTCGCCCAGTGGATCACCCAGCAAATCGTCATGGCCGTGGCCGGCAACGCCATCCGCGCCGCCCAGCTCGCCGCCCTCGCCCCCGTCACCCTCGCCACCACCGCCATGTGGATGCCCGCCGCCACCGCCGCCAGCATCGCCACCATGGGCGGCGCAGCCGTTTCGGGCACCGCCGCCGCCCAGACCGCCATCGCCGCCAGCATGATCCCCCTTGCCACCGGCGGCTACGTCACCGGCCCCGGCACAGGCACCAGCGACAGCATCGCCGCCTGGCTCTCTAACGGCGAATACGTCATGCCCGCCGCCGAGACCGCCCGCTACCGCCCCCTGCTCGACTCCATGCGCGACGGCGACCTTGCCACCGCACCTGCCAACGCCGCGCCCGCCGCCGCCACCGAACAAAGCGGCTCCCTCACCATCCACCACCACTTCACCAGCGGCGTCACCCGTGCCGAAGTCGCCGCCCTCATCCCCGAAATCGAACGCCGCACCATCGCCGCCCTCCGCGACCGCGACCGCCGCGGCAAAGCCTAGCTCCCATGCCCGCCTTCCCCAACACCCTCTACCCGCTCAACGTCAAAACCGTTTACCGCCGCGTCCAAGCCCGCGCCGAGAGCCCCTTCAGCCTCACCACCCAGATCTACGACTGGGGTGCAGCGCGATGGGAGATCTCCATCACCCTACCCACCCTCGACCGTGCCCAAGCCGATACCTTTGGTGCCTGGCTCACCTCCCTGAATGGCATGGTTGGCACCTTCACCTTTGACCTCAATCCCTGGGTATCGGGCACCGCCCCCGGCACCCGCACCTTCCGCCTAGCTGCCCCCCTCGCCCACTGGCAAGCCGACTACCGCGCCGCCTTCGAGGGCTTCCAGATCGACGCCATCGAAGTCGTTTAACGCCCCCCCATCCTCATCGCCCCGACACGCCCTGCCACACACCATGCCGCGCACCATCTCCGCCCCCGTCTCCACCGCCCTCGCAGCAGAAAGCGTGCGCCTCGCCTATCTCGTCGAACTCGCCTTTGATAGCGGCCCCCTCCGCCTCTGGACTGGCACGGGCGATTTCGAATGGCCCGCCACCGCCCGCACCTTTACCGGCTACGGCGAACTCCTCGACATCGCCCCCATCGAAGAAACCCAAAGCATCGAAGCCAACGGCCTCAGCATCACCCTCTCCGGCATCTCCACCACCCTCGTCACCTACGCCCTCGCCGAAAACTACCGCAACCGCCGCGCCCGCGCCTGGGTGGCCCTCTCCGACCCCGCCACCGGCACCCTCCTCGCCGACCCCATCCCCGTCTTCGCTGGCCGCATGGATACCATGCAAATCATCGACGCAGGAGACACCGCCCAAGTCCGCCTCACCTGCGAATCCCGCCTCATCGACCTCCAACGCCCCCGCGAACGCCGCTACACCCACGAAGACCAACAAGAACTCCACCCCGGCGACCGCGGCCTCGAATACCTCGCAGGCCTCCAAGGGCGCGAAATCGCTTGGGGCCGCGTCGAGCCCCAATAACCACGCATGCCCGCCCCCCAACCCGCCACCCCCCGCCCCCGCCCCCCGGATTGGCCCGCCCGCCTTGCTACCTACCTCGCCGCCCACCTCGACACCCCCTTTGCCTGGGGCCGCCACGACTGCGCCACCTTTGGTGCAGGCTGGCTCCTCCTCCTCGACTACCCACCCGCCGCCCTAGAGCGCCCCTGGCAATCCGCCCTCGGCGTAGCCCGCCTCCTACGCCGCGCCTCCTACGCAGACTACCTCGACGCCTGCCTCCTCCCTGAAGGAGCCCTGCGCATCCCCCCCGCCCAGACCACCCGTGGAGACCTCGTGCTCATCCCCTCCGAGCACCCCGGCTACCACAACCTAGGCATCGTCACCGGCTCCCGCGCCTTCGTCACCGGCCCCACCGGCTGCCACCCCATCCCCTTCCACCACACCGCCACTGCCGCCTTCCGCGTATGAACCGCCACCTCGCCACCCTCGCCTTCCTCCTCGTCCTCATCCTCGCCCTCGCCTGCCCCTCGCCGCCCCCGCCACCCGGCACCATGCTGGCAGGCCCCATTGCCTTAGCCATCGTCGCCGTCCTCGCCGTCGGAGGCTCCATCGCTTACTCGCAGAAAATGGCCGCAGACATGGCCAAGAAAGCCGCCCGCAACGCCAACAACGGAGGCGGAGCCCTCATCCCCTCCCGCGAACCCACCGCCCCCCGCCGCATCCTCTACGGCCGCCGCCGCCTCGGCGGCACCTACCTCTTTATGCACTCCACCGACAACCCCGGGGGCAAAGCCAACGAATTTCTCCACCTCATCATCGCCCTCGCCGGACACGAAATCCACTCCATCGGCGACATCTACCTAGATGAAACACTCGTCCCCCTCGATGCCGACGGCCTCTGCGTCACCGGCCCCTACGCCGGCCTAGTCCGCGTCAAGAAACACCTCGGCTCCCCCACCCAGACCGCCGACGCCACCCTCGTCGCCGCAGCCCCCGGCACCTGGACAAACGAACACCCCCTCCGCGGCATCGCCTACCTCTACGTCCTCCTCTACTATGACCAAGAACGCCTCTCCTCCATCCCCAACATCACCGCCCTCTGCGAAGGTAAAAAACTCTACGACCCCCGCACCGGCCTCACCACCTACTCCGCCAACCCCGCCCTCGCCCTCCGCGACTACCTCACCGACCCCGACTACGGCCTTGGCTGCGCCCCCGACGAGATCGACACCCCCAGCTTCCTCGCCGCCGCCTCCCTCTGCGATGAACCCGTCCCCCTCGCCACTGGCGGCACCGAACCCCGCTACACCGTAAACGGCATCATCGAACGCGACACCACCCCCGCCGAAGCCCTCCGCACCCTCGCCGCCTCCATGGCCGCCAGCCTCATCTGCACCGGCGGCACCTGGCGCATCACCGGCGGTGCCTACTCCCCCCCCTCCCTCACCCTCACCCTCGACCACCTCCGAGGCCAAATCAGCATCCAGACCAAAGACAGCCGCCGCGACACCTGCAACGCCATCAAAGGCACCTACGTCTCCGAAACCAACAAATGGCAACCCGCCGACTACCCACCGGTCAAAAATGCCACCTACCTCACCCAAGACGGCGAACGCATCTGGCGCGAACTCAACCACGCCTTCACCACCAGCTCCGCCACCGCCCAACGCCTCGCCAAGATCGAGCTCGAACGCGCCCGCCAGCAAATCACCGTCACCCTCCCCCTCAAACTCATCGGCCTTCGCGTCCTCCCTGGCGAAGTCGTCAACCTCACCATCCCCCGCTACGGCTGGACTGCCAAACCCTTTGAAATCACCTCCTGGCAACTCGTCCTAGAGACCGGAGCAGGCGAAAGCGGAGGCCGCATCATTGGCGTAGACCTCACCCTCCGCGAGACCGCCCCCGGCGTCTGGGATTGGAATAGCGGCATGGAGACCACCGTTGACCTCGCCCCCGACACCAACCTCCCCGACCCCACCACCGTCCCGCCCCCCACCTTCCTCACCGTTACCGGCGTCACCCAGATCAACCCCGACGGCACCACCACGTCCCGCCTAGACATCGCCTGGACCCCCTCGGCGGATGCCTTTGCCCAGACCACCACCGGCATCATCCACGTGCAGTATAAAAGCGCCACCGCAGCCAACTGGAGCACCCACGCCAGCCTCTCCGGCGAAAGCGACCGCACCACCATTACTGGCCTCGCCCCCGGCACCGCCTACCTAGTGCGGATCCGTGCTGTGCGCCCCGGCGGTGCCGCCTCCCCCTGGGTGGTCACCCCCACAGCCATCCTTGTTTCCGGCGACCTTACCCCCCCCGCTGTCCCCACCGCCGCCACCACCACGCCCCTCCTCCAAAGCCTCCGCGTCACCTGGACCCCGCCAACCGACCCCGACCTCGCCTACATCGAAGTCTACGAAGCCACCGCCGCCACCCCCGCCCCCCACGCGGCCACCCCCGCCACGGCCCGCCTCTACGGCACCGAATACCTCCGCCAAGGACTTACCCCGGACGTTACCCGTTGGTATTGGGTGCGTGCAGTCGATGCCAGCGCCAACGCCTCTGCCTGGGTAGCAGCCGGCAGTGCAGCCCCCCTTGCCCCCAGCGCTCCCTCCATAGAGCTAGTATCCCCAGCCACCAACACCCAGATACCGACCACCGGAGCCACCTCACTCAGCCTGGAGTTGATAGACAACCAATCGAGCTTCGTTGAAATTGTGGTGGCCTCCTTCATGGAAAGTGGTGGTGCAAACTACCTGGAGCACCTGCGCCGCACCATACCCACGCCGGGCACCTATACCCTTGCTGAGACCATCACTCTGCCCCCGCCACAAGGGAACCGCCGCCTGGTAGTTACGGCGAGAAACGCGGAAGGCCTCGCCGAGCAAGATGAGCGCATTGTTTACCGCCACGCCCCGACCGCAGCGGTTACCGCCTCGGTTGAGTTCAATGGTTTGAACCGAGAGAATTATGCGGCCAACTTGCCACTGTGGGCAGCGGGGGCAAAGATAGAAATGTATATCCGTGCGCCGGATGCGATAAGTTCAAATCAATATCTGGTTCCACACACCATCCAGATTGCGCCGACGACTACATGGGAGTGGACCACGTGGCAGCCGCACTTTGCGGCAGGCTACATGCAAAAGAACTGGTTGCTCCCTGACACAGGGGAAGGCTTTGCGTTACGCCTACGCCGCGACTGGGATGGGGCGACTGGCCCCGTGGTGCAGATACACTCTGGCCTATGGCCCTATTTGACCTAGTGCTTAGTGGTCATTTTTGACCACTAAGGAATCTTTTACCCCCGCCGACGATTGCAGGGTCCGCGAAGCGGCAGCGAGAGGCCATGCCGAGGTGATTTGATGGGTCACAGGCTAGATATTGCCCATAATAGCCGCTTTTAGTGGGCAAAAAAACATTTTCTCATAGGTAAATTAAGTGGTATCGTAAACCGCTGGTCGTCGGTTCAA